GTATATTGTCAACGTCTCTGCTTAACTTTGCAAAGTCATCGATTCCTCTACCCGTCTCTTTGTTATACTTACGGAATGCAGCTACCTCTGCGTCTAACTGTTCTGGCTCATTGCTTGCCTGGAACAAGTCATCTAGGCTAGCCACCTCCTTGTTGTATTTTGTTCTAATATGTGAAAGAACGACATCGTCATTTATCTCGTTAGACGTAGCAACTGGTGGTACGTCTTCTACAATTTCTATCTGCTCTTCAATAGGATCCTCAATCGCAATCTCAGCCTCCTTAATAACTTCCGCTTCTCTTTCTGCCATAGACGATTCGTTACCGTCTACGATTCTAATCTTAAAATCACTCATTTAATTTAATTTAATTTAACAATTCCATTTATCAAGTGCGAGCTTCTTTCTTGTAGGCTCTCCATTTGGCTTCTTCATTGGGCCTTGGACCCCAGACATTCTGGAACAGAATGCTTTTCTGCGTGCAGCGTCCTTACTACCAGGCTTTAACTCTGACGGCTTCTTTGTAACCGCCATCTTTAATTTTGACCCAGGGTTCTCCTTCCTATATGAAGCAACACCCTTAGCATTTAATCCTCCAGTCTTTGACTTACCCTCTGAGCGTGTCCATGCCGCCGTCTTCTTCTTCTCTGCCATTGATCCTACAAAATTAGTCAAAAAACTAATACCCTATTATCTAGGGTTAAACTCAGACAAGTCAAACCCATCTAGTGAGTCCTCGTTACTCTCAAAGTCTACTGGAGGAAGGTTGTTCTTTCTCTGATCAATTAACTTAGACTGAGCCGTAGCTTGCTTGTTAACTCTCTCATCCTTAGCGTCTTCCTTCTTAGTATCCCTCTTCATCATGTTGTCAGTCTCGATACCTTTTAACTGCATGTTGTAGTCAAACTCGATCTGCATCAACTCCTTCTTACTGGCAACCTCAGCCGCAAGTAACTGGATAGCAAAGTTAGTCTCAGCCTCCTTAATAGCAATCTTAGCTTGGGAATCAATCTGTGCGGTCTGTTGCTTCTGCTCAGCTGCCGCTTGTTGCGACTGCATGTTCATCTGCATCTGAATCTGAGACTGCATGTCCTGACGATCCTCTAGTGCCTTCTGTTTCTTCTTACGCTTAACCTTAAGCATCTCGTTAGCTAGCTTAAGGTTCTTAATCATTCTAATGTCGATGGCATCCTCTAAGTCGATAGACTGCTGCTGTAGTGACATCTGAATGTTCTGCTCAAGTTGTGCTCTCTCCTCTACGTCTGGCTCTAGTTCGATAAATATTCCGAACGAGTGTAGGTATAGGTTCTTAATATCTTCTAAGATGGCAAGGTTGTACTTACCAACCTGCATTGCGAACTCATCCTTAAAGTCTGCGTACTCAAGAATATCTGATATACGAAGTGATATGCATGTGGCAAGTCTTCTAGTAATAGATAGCCCTGCGTTTAGTATGTGTCTTGTCGCTGTGTTACTATTTAATGCCGCCATCTTCTGGATACCAACTAAGGCATCTGGGTTAGGCGTAGACGCATCACGAGCCTCGTTAAGTCCAGTCACGTCACGTATCATGTTCAGCTGGTAGTTGTAAGCCCCAATAAGTGCCTGCATCTTACCTTGTCCACTTGAGCTGTTTAACTCTTGGATTGGTACACGTGCATTATTAAACTCACCGTCTCCAGTGTAGCTACGTCCTACAACAGAACCAGTCTGGAAGAATAGCTTAAGTGCATCCTGTGGTGTATACGCTGCGCCAGTTCCTAAGTCAACCTCACTAAGTCCGTCTGCATCTAAGAACACCCCGTCTGGAACCACTCTAGATAATACCTGCTGTAACTTAAGGTGTGTCAACTGTATCTGGTCAGCAAATGGAATCATTCGTCTAACCAAGGACTCGATACGACCCTTGTACATCCTTGGTGCAGAGATTACATAGTTAGACAACGCCTTCTGGCTAGCTGCCTCTGGACGTACCATGTTCTTCTGCATCTCCCACTTAAGTAGAATACTTGAACCAAGAACCATGACGCCTTCGTACCACACGTCCTTTGTAGCTTCAACTCTCTCGAACCTTTCCTCCTCAGACTCTGGTGGATTGAATGAGTCGTCACGCTGGATAACTCTCTCTCCTCCGTTGTCTAAGAACTTCTTCTTCCATACAAACTTCTTGTCTACCTTGTAGGTAAAAGAAAGTACAGATATTAATTCAGAACTGAACGGGTCGTCTTGTAGTTGGCTAATGATTGTGAAGTTATTATACCACGCACTTCCGTAGCGTCTAATCTCTTCTAATTTTTCGTCCGTGATGTTCGGATCAATCTTCTTTAACTCGGTGTAGTGGATCTGCTGTACATCTCCTGCATAGTATATATCCGAGAAGTCTGCCTTCTCCGTGTAGCTATACACTAAGTTAGCTGGATCAACGTACTCAATCTTTACACCAGCACCTGGTAAGAACGTATGCTTTGCAGCACCAATTCCTATAGTAGTAATATCGTAATCAATAGCTGGCTTAACAGAGTCAGCGTATTCATTCATCTCAAATATTGTATTGATAGCAACCTCTTCAGCAATCTCAACGCTTGGCTTAAACTTAAGCTGCATGTATAGAGAAAGTTCTTCAGGTGTATCTGGAAGTTCTTCTGGTGGCACGTTGAACGCGTCAATACCAAATCCTTCTTTTGCCTTCATCAAGAAATCCTTAGCGACCATGTCCTCTTCAACAGTCTGTTGAAACAGGTTCTTCTTCTCTGCTGATGAAATATCTTGGGATTCTGCCTTGATAGCATAGACCCTGTCGTTCATACCGTTAACAACGATATCAACAAACTTAGGTATGATAGGAATAATGGACCAGTCTAAGTTCAAGTAAGAAAGGTCGCCATCAATAGCCATCCCCTCTTTGTATTTGTTTATGGATTGTTCTCCACGAGCATACAACCTAAGCTGATGAAAATCAAAAGCCTGGTCATAGTATCTACAAGAGTTTCCACTAGTTCGTTTAAACCATTCTGACTCAATTGCCTTACCTACAGACAGCCCATACTCCATTGACGCTTTTTCAGCATCGGACGCCATCTGACTTGGAAAAGGGCTGTTTTTTATGTTTATAGATGGTTTATCCATTATATCTTGAATTGACTTTTTGATCCCTTATTATCATACCTTGCAAAATTAAACATAATTTTCGACTTTTCGATTTGTCGCTCAAAGGTATACTCCCTTGTAGCCATAATCGCAAGCCCAGAACTTATGGATGCATCATGCTTTGTACGATTATTTATATCAAACTTAGCCCAGTCCTCTAACGTCTTGGTAAAGTACATGTTACCCATCTCGTCTGGGTCCCTATACGTACCCTCACCATCGTAGCCTACATGCTCCTCTACATACGAGCCTATAGCCGATGCGTGTGCCTGCTTCATGTCTTCAGATGAGTTAGGTACGCCACCAAGTTCTAGCTCGGTCTTCGATAGTTTTGATATGTGCTTGTCTGGTCTATTCACGGAGTATGCACGATACCCTCTGTTCTTAATGTGGTACAGTAACCTAGTCTTGTTGTTCTCAATTAGACATGGCATCCCGTAGTAAACTAACGCCATAAGCACATCCTCGAAGAATATCTCGGCCGTCTGTGTCCTAGTTACATACTCCAAGAAGAACTGGTTAGCTGGGGCGCCCTGTTCCATGTGAAACTTAGTCTTTCCGTGTAGTGCGCCGTTAGACCCACCTCCACCTACTACTCCAGATATATCGTAAGGGTCACAACCAAACGCGCCTAGGTGTTTATTTCCTGGTACGTGCTTACCGTGCCTGTCCTTCTCTCTTCTATTTCTTAACTCTATTGGTGGCTGCCACGATATAAGGAACCTACCATTAGTCTCTGGTGTCCATACAACCTCGCTATCTAGGACTCCACCCTTCCAGCTGAAGTTACCCTTAGTTAGTATCCTCTCCTTGATAAGTGAGTCGTTGTAGTCAATCTGCTGGTATATCTTTGTCAAGTTATAAAGAGACTGCTTGGACTCATCCCTGAACGCATGCGACGTTGTCCTAGGGAACTGTCGATAGAATTCATTCAACGCATCCGAGTCGTTCTTTAGTGCAGATACCTCGTTATTCCAGTAGGTAATTACACCTATCTTAATCAACTCCCCATCGATACCCATAACTGGCTTCTTTGGATCCTCTATTACAGCGTGCCCGTACTCGTCTATGTAACCCTCGAAGTTGTACTCCATCGGTATAAATAGGCTATACAGTCCAGACTTAGTCTGACCATTGGCAGACCTTGTCTTCACGTCAGAGTCATTGAACATCTTCTTATAGTTCTCTCCACCCTTAGATAGTGCGTTAGATGTTGACCCCATCATACACTTACCTATGACCTTAGATCCTAGTCGAAGGCATGTCTTTGTTACACGCCAGTTATTTAGTATGTTGTTGGGAACCAGCCATTTACCTGATTCGTCGTGAACAAGTCTCTTCAACTTCTCACCATCGTAAGAGTTGTCCGCAGTGTTCTTCCAGTCTATAGTTGTGTCTAGTCCATCCATAGACTCGGTCTGCTCCTTGTCCATGTTCTTCTTGGTGATCTTGGATGCAGGAATTCTAAACGCTAGCTCAGTCTTAGGATTGGTCATACCATCCTGGATAGGTCTAAAGAAGAACGGGTAGTTGTTAACAATTGGTACGACCTTGTCCGTAAACATTGTCTTAGCATCCTGGCCAGACTTAGATAGTATACCTAGCTTAGAGTCTGTTGCAAGTGTTGCCGTGTCCGCAATCTCTGCCGACGACATGAACGAGAACCCAGAACGTCTGTTCTTTAGGTAGCACTGACCGAACGACCTCTTGTCTGCAACGCATGCAGCCCAGTGTATGTATAGTATCCTGTTTGCCTCACGGAAGTCTGGTAGTCCGACGTCAATCTTTGACCACTGCAAGTACATGTAGTGAGTGCCAGTAATATATGTTGGCACGCCGTTGTTCATGAACCAGTGTCCGTTCTCACGTCTGCTGTACTCACGCTCGATGTAGTCTATGTACTTAGACTTAAATATGTTGTCGTGTCTGTTCCAGTCAAACACGGTCTTTATCTTAGATAATTCTTTTGGATACTCTGCCGCAACCCATTTATTAGGGTCTGCATCTAGTTTCTCTTGTAGCTTAGGTAGGCCTATGATAAGGCCATCTATCTCGTACACCTCTCCAAGCGTCCCGTCTCTAGATATTATGATGACGTCGTAGTCCTCATCGTATCCGTACTTCCAGGACTTCATCGAGTTACGCTTCGTGATAGCGTTTATGTTTACGTGGTCCTTTAAGACTCTGTATAGGGCGTGTTTATTTTCTTCCATTTGCCCTTCCCTCCGCAAATCCTTTGTTACCCATAGTTATCTCTGGGACTAGCGTCTCATTAAACTTGGCTCTCTCCTTTTCTATCTGTTCGTTTATAGACAGCGCATCCTCAAATGCTAGTCTCTTTGCCGCTGCTGCGTTCTTCATCTTATCGGCCGATAGGTCCGAGTCGTCTCCTCCAGCAGTAAGTATCTTACTACTCAGCACCGTTATTAGTTCCTCAACGGCCTTCTGTCCAGCCGTGAGTATTCTCTCTCTTTGTTTTCTTAGGTCGTCAGACATATGTTCCTAGTTCTCATTCGGTACAACTTCTCTCCGTCAATCTTAAACTCGTACTCAGAACCTGGCTTGAAGGAC